ATACTTCTTTATTTAAGGTATCAGTTGTATTAGCATCATTAGATACTGAAACATAACTTTCAACTCTTTGAGAGCCCGTATCTGGGGTAGCTGATCCAGAAGGAGATAATCCTAATAGGTCCTGAAATAGGTTTTCATTAGTTCTATTAGAAGTATAAAGTTTTATACCTAAGGATCTTAAAGTATCCGCTACTAAATCTTTTGATATACCTTTATCTATTCTATTATCATTATCTTTTATATCACCTATTGCCCTGGTATATGTCCATAAAGTATCAAAATGTTGACCTAACATAGAAGATAAAAGTTCTAAATTAGTATTTTGAGGATCTTCTTTTATATAAGCGGGTAAGGTATTCCAAATATAATTTCTATTTGTATCATTATATAATGAGGCAGATAAAATTTGACCTCCAAAAAAGTCACTGCTTTCATCTTCTGAACCATACCAATCTAAAGCAGAAGTTGAATTTACAGGTGCATTAATAAAAGGAGCTATATTAGAGCCGGATTTAGGCCAAGCTTTGGAACCAGATGTAAAGTATAAGAAAAATTCATATCCATCAAATTGTTCAATTACTTTATCTAGGTTATTTTGTAAAGTAGCTTCCGAAGAAGATATAAAGGTTTTATTAGTAAGAGGCCCTACTCCTTTTAATTGGTTAATATCGGATTGAAATCTTTCAATTAGAATTAATTTTTCTCTAAAATTTTCTAATCTTTGATAGGCAGAAGAAAAATGTACAAAATTTTTATAATCAGTATAGTCTATATTAATGTCTATACTTTTTTCTTCTAGGATTGATTTTATTTGTTGTAATGAAGAAGTTAAGGGACTATCTAAAATTTCACTTACATTTAGATATTTAGTAGTTACATTAGTTTGTAAGTTTAAATCAACATTAGTATTAGGTCCTCTTAGTAATATTGTTTCATCTTCTTCCTCTTCAGGTAAAATATTTATGTCTACTTTAAAAGAAAAAGGATCGGATACTTGTTCCGATACCCAAAGTGTATCTTTTAATTGTAAACTATCAGGAAGAGGTTCATATAATTTTATAAAAATACTAGGTTCAGTAGTAAGTGAAGTATCTAATAAAGTATTTACACCTAATATAGTATTATTATCACCAAAATTTAAAAGAAAATCCGAATAAAAACTCTTGTTGGTTTTGGAATTTATATAATTAAAATATGAAGTACTTAATGCCTCATATGATAATTCATTAGTTACTATTCTTAATTCTGTTCTATCATCGGATATTTCTTTAACAAAGAATCTTCTTTCTTCATTACTTAAGAATAAATTTCTATATGGGTAATAAGTTGTATTGAATGTCCCTGCATCATAACCTAAGTTTTTTACATCTTCTTCGGGATCTACAAGAATTTTATTAAAAAAACTAGAAGATGGATCGGTTGTTGCTTGGGTTTGGAAGTTTCTAAAATCATAAGATGAAGTTAGTAATAATCCTCCTCCATCAAAAATGTGTAATTCTATAACATCTTGAGGTGCACCAAAATCTCTATTTAATGAGAAACTATTAAATAGATTTTCATCTTTTGGGTTGTAATTTTGATTTACAAAATTAGCCGATCCAGTGGATATTACCTTTATTTCTTCCATTATACACTAGTAGATAAATTTACTATTTCTTGTTGTGCAGTAAGCAATTGTATTCTTAAACTATTTATTTCATCTAGTAAAGCTTGAATTTCATCAGCTTGACCTGATATGCCTATATAAGATGAACTTCTTGCTACTAATTCCTCATGAGAACCATTAGCTCCATTTCTGGGTATTTGAAAGAATAATCTATCATATTCATCAAAAAATTCAGCTACAGTCATAGGATCGGGTCCTACTAATTCGGTATCTTCTACTGTTACTAACTCTGAAAATTCAGTGTTTACAATTTTAGGGTAAGAAACCTTACCATAAACTTCTTTCGTTAATTGTATTTCCTGTTTTGCCATTATCTAACAACTTTAAAATAGTTACCTTTATCTTCAAATACTAGAGTTTCATCTCCTACTTGAGATTTAATCATTAATTGATAGTACCTTTCAGGTTCTAAACCATCCATATAAACTTTAAAGAAATTACTACCACTATCCGCACTTATTTTAGTGTATGAAGTATCAAAATCTATTACCATTTGGTCAGTTTTTATATCCTTTAGACCCCAATAAGAAGAAGTTGGTAATACTTTTGCATTTAAATAAACTGAACTAGATTGAAATGTTCTAGCCGGGAATGTATCTCTTGCTTTTACTCTAAATTTATAAACAGATTGATCTTCAAATTCTTCTTTTAAATTTGTAAACCCAATAACAAAATCACTAGATGTTACAGGGGTTAAAGGAGTATCATATGAACTATCATCCCACTTAAATTCTAATTCAGGAGGGTATATTGTATGTGTATCCATAGAAAAATATTGTGTTTCAACATATTCATCTACAAATTCATGTTCATCACCTAACTTTAATATAAATCCATCATTTGAAAAACTTGCGGCAGTCCATAATTTTACAGCATTAGTTACATTTAAGGAAATATCCTTATCACTAATATATTTAAAAGATTGTGATGCTTCTGGATTGACTGTAGTTGATCCCGTATACCAATTTCCTCCACCTACTGCTGTTGTATAAGATGCAGTTACAAAATTAGTAAATGCACTAGCAGTCCAAGAATTTGAACCAGAAGCTGATCTAAATCCCCAACAACAACCATCTTCGGTTTTAGGAGAATCACTTACTCTACCAGTTCCCATGTTCCAAGCTCCCGAAACAGGATAAGCATATATTTCATATTCTAAAGGAGCATTCTCTGCATTAGCTAAAAATACTCTTAAATTGGCTTCATAATTATTTGAACCTATTTTATTATCAACAGTACTATCAATTGTACTTTGTTTAAATTGTATTAAAGAACGAGCTACAGCTGGTAAATCTCCCGCTGCAGATGAATTTATATTAATACCATTGTAATTTGAAATGTCTAATATCTCATCCCTACCCGTATTTTGAGCGGGAAATTGAGATAATATAGTTGTATCTTTTTCGGGAAATATTTTATATACTGCCATTTTTTTAGTTTGTTACTACTTTACCTTGAATATCTGCTAATGGGAATTTAACTTCAAAAATAGATGGATCCAAACAAGGATATAATATTTCATCTATAGTAGCTCCCTTTATATCATAGGCAAAGGGTGAATATCCTCCACTTTCTCCTACTTTATTTACTATTTCTAATCTTTTTACGGTTTGAACTCCCTCAACAGTATCTATTACATTTCTAACATTATTAATTATGATAGGTTGATTAATTTGCATTTTATCTGTATCAAAAAATTCTATTAACCCCGTTATAATGTTATTTAATACTAAACTATTGTTATAATTAGGTAGTAAAATTACATCAAAATTAACACCTATATTAATAATAAAAGCATCTTTTATATGAACAGAATCAGTCAGCATTCTATATTCTGCTAAATAAGTTTTTAAGTTTTGTTTTAAAGCTGGGTCACAATTAGCAACTTTACCTTCTGAATCCTTTGATAATATATGCAAACATAAAGCATTAGTATTATGTTCATCATAAACAGGAAGTTTATCACTTATTTGTTCATTTTCTTGTGTTATATAAGATTTATATACTACACCAAATTGAGATGGTAAAGATAAAGATCTTACCATATAATCATCTTTAGTAACGGTTCTTAATTGAGTAGGATATTGAGATATAGTATTTAATCTAATATCTTCTTTTGAATCTCCGTCTCCTCCTCCCGTTGCAGGTGAGGGGTTATTAAATGCTAAAGAATCTCTTACTGTGTTTTGTAATGTATTATCTAAATTTGCTCCAAAAAATGAGAAACTACCAGAGTTAAAAGTTGTTATAGTGTTAGCGGGTACATTAGATGTTGCTCCTCCTCCTACTAAATAATTTACTGTTAAAGTTGTATTAGATGGGGCTACACCATAGGCCTTAGTAAATAAAAAGTTAGAAGGATCAAATGCTGTAGTTAATTTATCTACCCCATATGGTAATCCTAAACCTACATTATCAGGATTAGGGATTATTTCCTCATCTGGTCCTGAAGATATACCTGAACCAAATTGGAGTTCTAATTTATTATCAGTTTTATATCTTGCTATATATCTATAAGGTACTTTTCTTATTTTTAATAAAAATGGGGTAGTATCATTATATTGTGAAAAGTTAGGATCGTTAGCAGCTATGTTTTGTTGAGGGTCAAATATAGTTTCTTGTGCTAAGAAAGGAACTTCATAATATAGTCTATCATCACCATCATTAACTTGAGTAACTTTAATAATATTAGTATCCTCTATTTCAATAGTAGGAAATTTTTCTGGAGATCCAAATTGGAATGTTGTTTGTTTAAACTGACCTGATACAGCTTTTTTAGTTTTCTTTAATAGATAAAAATTAGGATTATCATCTGAATCAACTGAATAAACTGAAATGTCTGTTGGATCGGAACTACTTGAAATTGAAAAATCAATTTTATCTTCTATATAAAAAAAGTTACTACCTCCACTTCCAGCTGTAAGTTGTGCTCCTTCTTGTACAATTAAAGAATAATTAAAGTCGGGTTGAACCGAACCTGCGGTTATTGTGGAAGGAATTAATTGAAAAACTTCCACATCTGCTGTTGATGCATTAGTTACTTGGGGAAAATACCCACTATTATAAGCTAATGATAACAAATTACTTTTTCGTGTAGCAAATTCTACAAAATTTTCTTGTACTTGATTATCGGCATAAAAAGATAAAACATCACCCACATATGAGGCCATTTCAACTAACATTAACCCGGCCGAATTTTCCGAGAAATCATTATAAGTATTAGGGTAATAGATTTCGGCAAATTCCAATAGTTTTTCCTTAAAACCATCAAAATCTTTATTTAAATATTGTACTTGTTTAGACTCCGCCATTATTTACATTTATTTGAATTTCGTCTTGGATATTAGTATTAATTACTGAATAATTTAATATTATAGTTATTGTAGATTGTTCTGGGTTTTGTTGAACTCCTAATGAATTAATTATTACATTAGGAAAAAATTGGCTAACACCATCTACAATTAATTCTCGTATAGCAGCATTTAAATCACCCGTAATAGGTTCAAATAAAAGTTCTCTTAAACCCGATCCAAATGTAGGGTTAATTACTCTTTCTCTTTTACCAGTTAACAAAAAATTTAATAAATTAGATTTAATAGCATCTTGAGTAGTAAACGTGGTATTAATACCCGTTTCACCATCAAAGGGGACTTTTATACCTACACCAGTGCTAGGTTTTAAATCTAATATATCTATATTTTTAAATTGATAATCAGCCACTATATTTTACCATTAGTTTTTAAATTATTCATTACTCCAGAAAAATCTGGTACAGAATTAATGCTAACTTGATTAATATCTGATGTTCTTTGTCCTGCTACCATATCATTAACCGAACTAACTACTTTAGTTTCTTGTCCCGGCATTCCTCCTTGATATGAAACTGCATCATTTGCTTTCATACTACCCATATCTCTCCATCCACCTTCAACGTGAGTTTGATTTAAAACATCTGATATTGCTCCTAGTCCTTCAAATAAAGGTTTAGATTGTTGTTGTTGTGGTTTTGGATCTTCTATAATATTGGATAGTGAGGTTTTTTCTTTTTTTACTTCTACAACCGGCTTTTTTACTGTTTTAGTTTCGGTTATAGGAGTTTGCATAATTAATGATAGTTCTTCTTTAATTACCGCTCTTACTTCTTCTCTAATTATTTTTTTAAAAGCTTCTAATTTCATGATTATAAATATTTATTTAATGTATTTTTTATTCGTTTAATTTTTCTTCTAGTTTTTTTAGTCTTTTTTCAATATTAGGATATTTTTGATAAAATTTTTCTTCCTGTTTAATTAAATCAATATTAAGATGTTTTTCTAACCAAGCATCTATTTTTAATAATTGTGAATTAAATCCACTTAAAATTCTAGCGGATGCTAATCTAACAATAACAAATTTAATTATTTGTAAGATAAGTGAAATCATATTTTATTTTTAAGTATTATTAAAATTACCTTCCTTAAAAGCAAGTTTTTTTCTGATATCTATTTTTCCATCATCCTCTATTACTATATCATATTTTATTGTTAATCCTTCATTTGCTAAACCAGAATTAATTTCTGCTTCAGTATATTTTTTTCTTTTAAGTAACCTAATCCATTTAGGAATTTCTTTTAATTCAATAGCAGTTACATATGGTTCAAATTCAGGATCAGGTTGTTTAGCCGCTACTGCTTGGATTTTTAATTGTTGGAAATCTATAGATGCTCTAGCCCTAATTCCTTGATACCATTGTTGTGTTTTAGCTTTTACTTCCTCTATTTTTTCAGGATTAGGATCTAATCCACTTAATATATCTCCTTTTATTTTTTCTACTAATTCTTCTTCACTCATATTTTCTACTCCAGGGTCTCTTAAAATATTAGATAATTGACTAGTAGTAGCTCTATTTATACTTCCTAAATTACTAGCTAAAGTATTTAATGAAGGGGTTTCTTTTATAAATTCGTCTAATCCACTTTGAGCTATACCCGATTTATTAATTGGTTTTTGAGGAGAACCTCCATCAGTTTTTCCTCTAGCAGTAATAGGTTGATTAGCATTAGATTCAAAAGGTCTATTACCAACTCTAGATTTTGTAGGTTTACCAGATTTAGTAGGAACACTAGCGGCTATTTTATTATTTTTATCCGCTCTTATATTAGATATAGCTGTTTTATCTCCCCCAATACTTTCTACTAGATCAACAACATCATCATCACTTGGCTCATTAGCTTGTAAATCTGATGTGTTAACACCAATTACACCAGCCTTTATAGCTCTATCTATTAAAAATTTTACTTCATTTACTATTTGAGATAAATTATCCGAAAATGTTAAATCAGTAGATACTACTATCTTTTCAGCACTATCAAAAGCTATACCTCTTCTTCTTGTTGCTGT